AAGAATGGTTATGTCGGTATAGGTGCCTGCGTCAGGTGCGGCGTTTTGCAAAGTGACTGTGCATGCGCCCGAGGACTTTGAACCCAAGCAATAAAATATCTGGTTGCCGTATCCGCTAGATGCGTCCCACGAATACGGACCTGGTGCCCAGTCGTTGCCTAGCGAGTCTGTAACATTGTAGGCTGGGTTGGTGGTGTTGGGGTATGCGTAGTTCACCGCTAGGATGAGCAGGTTCCCCGCAGCGACGTTAGAGCCGTACGCCAGCGAGTGCGTGTGGGCGCTGGCGATGAATCCGCTAGGTGTTACACCTTGGACGAATGTAAATGACATAAATTAAAAACCCAGCGCAGCAAATGGGCTGGCGCAATTAAAAATCTCAGTGGGGTTCAGCGAAAGGCGGGGATGGGTGTTCATTTTTCCTAGGAAAAATGGGGGAGCACCTAGGCTCCCCCTGAGGATTTTACATCTGCACGTCGTGTGCCAGGTTGCCGTCCACATCGCGAACTTCTTTCTGGATTTGGTCGCCAAACTGGTTGTTAAGTGCTCCAAGCTTCTCTTTGCCTTCGAGGTATTGGCGAATCATTGCTTCTTGCGAAACTTCGCCCTTCGAAGCCTTGTCGGTCGAGGCCTTGGTCATCATGTAAGCATCACGCCAGCCGAGGCCGGTGTGGTTCGGAATCTTGTGGCCGTTGCGGACCAAAAATTCCTTTGTATCTTCTTTCTTCCAACGCATGCCGCAAGTACGGCAGCGAATCACAACCTCTCCGTTGATATACGTGTGGGTGTACACAATGTAATCGATACGGGGGTCGTTAAAGTTGTCTCTGTGCTTGCCGCCCTTTAAGTGGCTGCAACGCGCTTGGTTTGCTAGGATGGCTACGTTCTCGAAGCCTGCGCTCTTATCACGCTGCTTCTCACGTTGCTGCTGGGCCATCTTTTTGTGTGCCTTCTCTTCCAAGGCATCTTGATTCTGCATAAGCAAAAGCTGAACGAGTTGCTTGAACACGTCTGGCTCTGCTTGTCCTACTGCGACCTTCTTGCTCTCTGCGAGCAAATCAGCCACGGTCTTTACATCGTTTCCGTTACCCATGATTTTTGTCCTATACCGAAGACTCTGCCCTCGGTTATTATTCCGGTGCCCCCGGATGGGTCATCACGCGACACTGCCGCGCGTTCACTACTATTAGACTTCGTCGTTAGCCCCGGCTTCGCCTTCTTTGAAGCGACGGTTATTACGGTACTCCCACAAAGTTTGGTGGTAGCGGCTAAACACTGGGTTCATCGAAGGGTTGCCGAAGATTTTGTGGGCTTCCGCTTCGCTGTAAATTTCCTTTTCAATCATCTGCGCGAGGACTGTACGCCAGCCACGGAATGCTTCTCCGTCCGGCTTGCCGGTGCGGTCTTCGGCTAGAACAGACCACTCGTACATCGCGGGGACCTGCATGTAGCAGATATAGCGTGCGCGTTGGTTCTGTCTCGGGGGCATGCACCACAGTGCAACCGTGCCCTTCGGGAATCCGTTATCGACCGTGAAACACTTCACGCCGCTGGCGCGAATCTTGGCGATAAAATCTCTTGTGGACATGGGATTGACCATGCGCGCTGTGCGGTTGGTCAACTTGTCTTGCTCCTCCATCTTGTATTGGAGGGCCATCATTTGCGAATCTTCCTTATGCTTCAAGTACTCTTCGCGTGCGAAGTTCTTGTACTCTTGGGGCCACTTAAACCAGTTCGGCGTGCCACCCGCATAGTATTTTTCAAACGTCTCTTGAGTTGCGTCGATGTCTCTGTAGTCCTTCCAAGGCTCGACTGTGTCTTGCAATCCATCGATGGTTCTAATGTTATTGTCTACGGCCATTTTATTTTCCTTCGCCCGGAGGCATTATGAAGTGAAAGGGGAGGCATCGACCTCCCCTCTCGGGTTGGCAAAATTACTGAATTGCCGGAACGCTGTCGATGAAGCGGATACGCTGAGTGTTGGTGCCAGTTGCAGGCGGCAACGTCACAGTCTGGTGGAAGCGGTAGGAGCACCAGCCACCAATGGTTGCGGTCGGGTCGAACGAAGACGGCGGTGCGTCAGTTACCACACGGCAGTCAATCGTGCGCCAGTCGCCCTCATCGAGGTCGGTGTCGCCAGGAACCTGTAGCCACACGCCAAGCATTGCGTAGTTACCGAAGATGTAAGTACGGTACGCGGTCTTTGAGCCGGTGCTGTAGTTAGCGGTCTTGGTAACGAACGGGGTCTGCTTGAACACGAGGTTGGTGCCCGGGAGTTCGATTTCCATGGTCTGGTCGCTGCCAGCCATCTTGTCGAACTTCTCGTTGTTGCTGTACTTCCAGAAGTCAACGATGGAGTTGTTCACAGTCGTTGCGTTGTAGATGTCGCCCAACACGTTCGGGCTGATGACACCCATGTACTTTCCACGCTTGCATGGAAGTACGCTGATGGAAACAAGCTGTTGCTTCATTTCGCGGATGGTTGCCAAGTCAAGCGTCCAAGGGTTAGCTAGGAGCGAGGACTGGTTAACGTTCGCGTCTACCGAGGAAGCCGAGTCAGCGGTTGCGCTGTACAGTTCCGAGATGGACTGACCAGCCTGGTAACCAAGTTCGATTGCGGAATTGCCAACCAACTGGTCAATCGAGGCTGCGATTGCGAAAGCCGAGAAGTTCGCGTAGTTGTTCCATTCCCCGATTTGTGCGGGGCTGGTTTGCTGCGTGATAACTTCCGGGTTGCCAACAACACCGTCGGCGTTCTGCACGATATCACCCGCAAGGGTGTTGTATGTGAAGAACTGACGGTTTGCGCCCATGTGAAGACCCTGGACGCGCTTTTCTGCTACGGACACGAATGCGTCCGTCTCACCCTTCAAGTTAGGAATCAGTTCCTTGTCGAACATGATTGCTTGCGCGGTGAGTACGTTTGATACGGAATTTCCTGACGGGTTAGGACCTGCCATGTTAGTTCTCTGTCCTCAAAAGTTAACTTCTTACTGTCGCTGCCGCATCGCCGATACCCGCCGCTCGAAGTCTTGCTCGGAATTCTTCCGACTTCTCGACTTTCTCACGGTATTGTTTCGGGCTAAGGTTTTTGATTTCCTTTAGCAATGCTGCGCGGTCTGTCGTTGCCGGTGTTTGCGGTTGTGTCCCCGGACGTTGTGCACTCATCGTCCCTGGTTGCAAACCACCGTTGACTCCCGGTCTACGGGCCGCTGGTGGATTTACCACCTTGGCAGGCGTAGATTGTGGGGCCGGTGCCGCTGCGGGAGGTGCCGCTGGCGGGTTAGCTATGGTTTCAAGCACTGCGGTTGCTGCGGCAGGCTGCGCGATTGGCGCGGCTGGTGCCTTAGTTTCCACAGTTGCGGGGGCTTCTACATTGGGTAGAATTCCCGCCTGTCTTAGTTGGCTCTCCAATTGAGCCTTATTAGGCTTGGGGAGACGCAATTTCGTTGCCTCGTATGCGAGTTCAAGGTTGCTGTATGTTGCTTCGAGCTGCTGTTCCTTGAGCCAGTTGCCGAGTTCGACGGCTGCGGCATCGCACCACAGGAAGTCGTATGCGTGGTCGGCCAAGAAGGCGTCCCCGATACGCTTGCCTGCTTCACGAGCGATTTCGTCGGCTAGCTGCTGTTCGCGCTCTGCCTTCGAGACCTTCGTGATGGCTTCTTTAAACTTGATTGGGTCCTTGGTGGTTGATGCTTCCGCCACGGCTTGGTCGGCTTCCGTCTGAGACTGCTTCGCTTGGTATGCTGCCTTGCGTTGCTGCGTCTCTGACTCGGTCGCTATGACCTGGTTCTTCTTTAGGCGCTCTGCATAACGTACGGCGTTGATGTGAGCGTTCTTCAACTTCTCGATGATTTCCATCACATCGAGGGACTCGAAGTGAGTCGGGCGGCCAATCGGCTGACCGGTCTTCTCGTCGGTGACTTGGTAGTCTACGATAATCTTCTTAGGCGGCTCCGGTGCTGGAGGCGGTTGTTCGCCGCGAGCGATACGCTCCGCTTCGGCGGCTTCCGCGCCACCATCGCCGACGACGGCAGCGTGCCGTTGACCTTCTATCGAGGCATGTGGTTCGCCGGCCGGTTCGCAGGCCAGACATTCGTCGGCAATGTC